ACCAGAAGAAATTGAGAAGAAAGCACAAAAACACGCTAAGGCATTATTTAAGGCTTTAGAGAAAACTTATGGAAAGACAAAATCAGCAAAAGACATATTATCTATACCTGTAGAATTAGACTTAAAACCAATAGGAAAAGCTGCTGCACCAACATTAGTTAAAGAGGATTTTGAATTTTACGCTCAACAATATACTGAGTTAATGAGTGGTGTTTCTGATTTCATAAGTGCAGAATACGATAGACAATTAACAATTGAAGCTAATCATACAGCTAAATTAAATGAAGAATTAAACAATAGGTTATTAAATGAAAAACTAAGTGCTAACGAAAGAAAGAATATACAGAATCAAATTGCTATAAACGATGAAGCACTAAGAAAAAAACAAAACGCTATAAAGAAGAAGCAGTTTGATACTCAAAAAGCATTTAATATATCTATGAGTATTGCAAATACTGTTTCGGCAGCTATATCAGCAGCTAATGAAACTTATGGAGGCCCAATAGCAAGGATAGCAGCAATGACTGCTGTAATTGGAGCAGGTTTAGCAAATGTAGCTATGATTGCAAGACAGAAGTTTCAACCAGATGCAGCAAGTGTTCCATTAAGAACTACAGGAGCAGGTGGAGCAAGTGGTGGAACAGGTGTAGGAGACAGAAGTTTTAACTTTAATTTAGTCGGCAATACATTAGGTAATCAGATAACAGATGCTATTCAAGGGCAGTTTGACCAACCTTTAAAGGCTTATGTTGTATCAAGAGATATTACAAGCCAACAAGCATTAGATGCTAATATTAAAGGTACTGCATCATTCTAAATTAAAACAATTTATAGATTTTAAGTTAACATATTATAAAAGAATAACAAATGAAAGATTTAGATACAATAGAATTATTTATAGATGAGACAAAAGAAGATGATGGTATTGAAGCTATCTCTTTAGTAGAGTCTCCTGCAATAGAAGAAAACTTTGTTGCATTAAGCAAACATAAAGTAGAATTTAAAACAGTAGATTCTGATAAAAGAATTATAGTAGGTCTTGCATTAGTACCAGATAAGCTCATATACAGGCGTAGAGGGGATTATGAGTACAATATAGTATTCTCTAAAGATACAGTAAGAAAAGCATCAGAATTGTACTTAAAACGTCTTAAATTAAACAATGCTACATTAGAACACAATGACCAAATGACTACTGGTGTATCTGTAATAGAATCTTGGATAGTTGAAAACCCAGAGAAAGATAAAACTGCTTTATATGGTTTAAATGCTGTAGAAGGTGCTTGGGCAGTAACTATGAAGATAGATAACGAAGAGGTATGGGAAGATGTTAAACAAGGAAAATATTTAGGTTTAAGTATAGAGGGTATGTTTAGTGATAATGTAGATGTAGAGGAGATAGAAGCATCTGAAGTGTTAGAAGAGCTAAAGAAACTACTATCTGAAGAAGTGGAAATGGAATCTTATAGTGATTATCCAGAGAGTGCAAGAAACAATGCTAAAAGAGCCTTAAAATGGAAAAAAGAGAATGGTAGTTCTTGTGGCACAAGTGTAGGTTGGACAAGAGCATCGCAATTAGCAAGTGGAGCTGCTTTAAGTCGTTCAACGATAGCTCGTATGGCATCATTTAAAAGACACCAACAACACAAAGACGTACCTTATTCAGAAGGTTGTGGAGGTATTATGTGGGATGCTTGGGGAGGAACAAGTGGTGTTGAATGGGCGATAAGAAAACTTGAACAAATAGATAAGGAATAGTATGTCAACAATAAAAAATACATCTTACAGGGTTAAATCTGATATTAATTCAGAAGAAGAAAGATTAAGTTATAATATAGAGGAAGGTGCTTATGTAACAACATCTGCAGGAATATGGTCTGTTTATAATGGAGAGTGGGTAAAAATATACCCTAAAGGTGGTGTTGGTAGTGGTCTTGGTTGGGCAAGATATGATGATACTAATTGGATTTCTTCTAATAAGCTACCATTATTGGATGGTGTTTCTGTTATATTGAATAATAATGCAGGAAATGTTGTTTTAAGTGATGATTCAATTAATTATTACAACAATAGTACTTATAAAGTATTAGCAGACAATGAAAATGAATTGTATATGGCAACAGTTGTATTTAAGTATTCTGCTTCCAATGCTAACCAGACATACATAAGACTTCAATTAGAAGGTGGCAATGGTACTCCTTATGAGAGATTAGGTTCTGATATAGCTTTCCCTAAAGGAAACGATGTAACTCACGAATATCATCAAGTATTCCAATACTATGCTGACTCAAGTTTTGTAAACAATGGTTCTCAATGGAAGATAACCTCAAGTGGAGGTAATGCTAATGTATGGGATATAATATTCTTTATAAGTAAAATACAAAACTAATATGTCAAAGATAGCTAAATATTGTAAGTGCTTAAATACTTACACTAATAAAGACTGTGATAAAAGAAAGTGTAAAGCACCTTATTATTGGAAACAAGGTATAGGTTCAATATACAAAGAATCAGAAGATAATTGATTAAAAATAAGACAGTAAATAAGTAAACAGTTATATTAATATAAACCAATAAGTATGAAAGCAACAGAAATCCTTAACAATGTCAAGGAACTATTAAATCTTTCTAAGGAAGAATTGAAAGCCGAAGACATCGCAGTTGAACAAGAAGTAGAATTATCTACTGAAGAAGTAACTGAAGAAGTTAAAGAGGAAGTAAAAGAAGTTGTACTTGCTGAAGAACCTAAAGAAGAGGTTGTTCTTGAAGAAGAAGCAAAAGTTGAAGTAGAAGAAGAAGTTTCTATGGAAGGTTATGTTACTTCTGAAGAATTATCAGCAGTTAAAGCAGAATTACTTTCTATGATTAAAGCGTTAATCGAAGATAAGCCAATGGGAGAGGTAAAAGAAATTCCAGAGGAGTTATCAAAACAAGAAGAAGTTGAATTATCTGAAAATGTAGAAGAAGTTATACATTCTCCAGAGAACTCAATCGAAGTAAAAAAGAATTTATTATCAAACTCAAACAAACCGATGTCTACTCAAGAAAGAGTAAACAGAATGTTATTTAATTAAAATTGTAAAAAATGGCTACTACTACAAGTATTACTACTACTTATGCTGGAGAATTTGCAGGGAAATATATTTCTGCTGCTCTTTTATCTGGTAACACTATTGCAAATGGAGGATTAACTATTCGTCCAAATGTAAAATTTAAAGAGGTTGTAAAAAGAATGGAATTAGATGGAATCGTAAAAGATGGTTCTTGTGATTTCGCTGATACATCAACTTTAACATTAACTGAAAGAATCCTTGAACCAAAGGAATTACAAGTTAACTTAGAATTATGTAAGAAAGATTTCCGTTCTGATTGGGAAGCAATCCAAATGGGATATTCTGCATTTGATAACTTACCTTCATCTTTCCAAGATTACTTAATCTCTTATGTTGCTGCTAAAGTAGCACAAAAGAATGAGCAAAACATTTGGAGTGGTGCTGATGGAGCAGGTTCATTTGATGGTTTTTCTGCTTTATTAGCTGCTGATGCTGATTTACCAGCTGCTCAAGAAGTTGCAGGAACTACAGTAACTGCTGCTAACGTTATTGATGAATTAGGAAAAGTTGTTGATGCAATTCCTTCTACATTATACGGAAGAGAAGATTTATACATCTATGTTGCTCAAAACGTATTTAGAGCTTACAAGAGAAGTTTAGGTGGATTCCAATCTGGAGGACAAGGAGCTAATGGTGTTAATGCACAAGGTAACAACCAAGACATTAACGTACTATACTTTGATGGTGTAAAAATCTTTATGGCTAATGGTTTAGCTGATAACAAGATGATTGCTACTACTAAAGATAACTTACACTTCGGTACTGGTTTATTATCAGACCACCAAGAAGTTAAGATTTTAGACATGGGAGACTTAGATGGTTCTCAAAATGTTAGAATCATAATGAGATTTACTGCTGGTGTACAGTATGGTGTTGTTGAAGACATCGTAACTTACGGAATTGCAAACTCAGCTAACTAAGAATTAGCATTTAAATAAAAGAAAGAGGGTAGGTAGAATATTATCTACTTGCCCTTTTTTTATTAACTAATAAATAAAATATAAAAAATTATGGCTTGTGATTTTATAACAGCAGGTAGATTAGAACCTTGTAAAGATAGCGTAGGAGGTATCAATGCAGTTTACTTTGTAGATTATGCAGATATAGACTTAGCAGATGTAGTTTATGATGCTGATGGAACTACCATCACTTCAGTAGGTAGTTCTGTAGAAGCTTTCAAATTCGAGGTTAGAGGAAACTCTACCTACACAGAAAACATTCAATCAAGTAGAGAAAATGGAACTACTATGTTTGAGCAAGTGTTGGAGTTGACACTTAAAAAATTAACTAAAGAAGACCAAAAAGCAATTAAATTATTATCTTTTGGAAGACCTCACATTGTTATAGAGGACAACAACGGAAACTTATTGGTATCTGGATTAGAATATGGTTCTGACGTAACTGGAGGTACTGTAGTAACAGGTGGTGCTATGGGAGATATGAGTGGTTACACTTTATCTTTTACAGGTATGGAGAAAGCTCCTGCTAACTTTATCGCTGAAGCTGTTGCTGGAAATACTCCTGCAGAGAACCTTACTGCTGCTGGTTTCTCAGTAAGCTAATAGCTATTGTTAATAATTAATGAACCCTGCCTTAATTGGTGGGGTTTTTTATTAAATAAAACAAAATATTATTTTTCAGTTATCATAGTATGTTAATATTA